ATCACATCAAAAGTACTTGAAGACTTGGCCTCTAAGGTAGCAGAAGCAACAGGCTTGGACGTAGATATTAACCACAGCTCAGACTATGGCGGCTATCAAGTGACAACAAACAAGGGTTCAACAGTTTTAAAGCATCGTGGTTCTGCTAAGGAAACAAAAGCATTTCTTGCAGGCATCCACGCAGGTATATACTTACAGATCAAAGGGGCAGCACAATGAACACACACATCAAGAACGCAATCACAGGGGCCTTGATGGGCCTCCTATTAGGCGCAGCGCTATTCAGTGGGTGGTTGCTATGATGCGTGACCCCGTGTACCTAATTAGCTTTATAATGTTCTGGACAAGCGTTAGCTACCTTACAGTGGTATCAGTGCAAGCCTTGATCCAACACTTAACAAACAAAGGAAAAGACAAATGAAAATCGTCGTCCCGCTACTATCATTGCTGTTCGCCTTTATGGTAACAGCCGCACCGCTTATGATCCTGATTGCAATCATCTTAAAGGTTGTAATGTGGATGGGCTTGTGATGGCCCTATGGGTCTTGGGAATAATCACAATATTCCCACTCATGACACTGATCGGCCTTGGGGTCGTGATGCTAATCACAACAACAACAAAGGACTAATATCATGGATATTCTAAAACTTTACGCACTCGTTGCTGTAGGTCGTGCCTTCTTCACCCCAACGGGAAGAGAAGAGGGGGAATCAAAATTGATTGAACTAGCGTATGACTCTGGTTTTTACTTAGGCCAACCGTTACGCCAACTAGTTGAGTTATTCATCTAAACCACAACAGCAAAGGAATAAACAAATGGACAACTATGTAGACTTTTATGACTTTATCATGGACTTGGCAGAATACGACATTTTGATCCAAGAAACTCAACAACAAGCAAACGAGAACGCACAAATGGAGAACGACCAATGAAGAATACTATCATCACAACAATCGCCCTAACAATCGCAACAGCAACAACAGCAGCCGCACACGCTGGCCCTGAGCAGCACCCACCAGCTTGGGCTTGTGGTGCTAAAGGCTACGTCTTTGAAGGTATCCAAATCGAAGGTGGTATCATCCACCAGCGTTGGTACTGCGATGATGGCCGTAAGACACAGAAAACCATCATGTTCGACACAGGCCCAGACAACTCACCAAGCAACGTAGGTCCTGCTGGTACTAATGGTACTAACGGTACGAATGGTAAGGATGGTACTGATGGCACTGATGGCACTGATGGTGTAGATGGTAAGGACGGCAAGGACGGTAAGCGTGGCAAGCGTGGACCTAAAGGAAAAGATGGAAAGGATAAAGGTAACTGTGGCAACCAAGAGGGCAGTGGTACAGGTACAGGCGGTGGGAACACCTGTGGATGACCCATGCGACCCAATGATGCCACCACCCCAACAACCTAAACCAAAGGAAATACAATGAACAGATTCGTCCGCATCTTATCGCAACTAATACTGATACTATCATCTTTGGCGACCTCCTACACGCTCTTAGCTATCGGTTCTTGGGATCAGTCTCCCTTCGAGCCCATCACGTTGGTTGGCATGACGATAGGCGTAGCGTCAATCACACAGGTGTGGTATACTTTCAAGGACACCATGACAAAGGAAACACAATGACTGGAATAGCAATCGTATTCGGCGTAGTATTCGTAGTGTGGCTTGGTGCTATGCTATGGATCACATTCAACCCAGAAGGATAAAACAAAATGACTACTTATTACATGAACGCAGACGTGAACGAATATACTACCATCGCAGACCACAGCCACCCATCAGATTATCAAGACCTGATCGACACATACTTGGCTGGTGGTGGTAAGATCACTAAGTGTCGCGAAGGGGCACGAACAACATATGATAAAATCCCTAGCTACAACATCACACCAGAGGAAGCGGAAGCATCCAAGCTAAAGAAAGGTACATCTTTGTTTGACCAGATCGAATTGAGCAAGGGGAAAGAGTACAACGAAACAGCAGAAGATTTATTTGACAAGCGAGGTCGTTTCTAATGATTACCAAACATGACGTATACGGACGAGTTGAAGTTGATCAGGCCATACTAAATGGCGATGAGGACTTTGTAAAAGTTAAACTATTCAACGGGCGTGACATCTTTCCAACAGATAACTTGGTGGTAGGAAAGGTCGCACTAGAAGACAAAGGAGGCTATAAGCCAAAAGGAAGAACAACTACTATCATCCAAGACTACCTACCGCTAGCCTACAGCGCAGCTTCACAGCACTACAGTGAAGAAGCAGAGTGGGAAGAACTGGTACAAGTAGCGGCTCTTGGGTTGTGTGAAGCAGCAGAACGCCACGACAGCACCCGCAACACATCCTTTGCAGCATTCGCAAAGCCATACATCAGCGGCTACCTAAAGAACTTCTTAAACCCAGAACGTAATGGGAAAATGAATATGGTAGAGCTTTCTGGTGGTGTAGTAGAGGAGATGACCACAGAAGATGTTGTAGATAATGACATGAAAACAGTTATTTACGGGGCAATGGAGTCGCTTACACCCAAGCAAAAGTTTGTCATGGAGATGGTATACATTGAGGGTCACACGCAACAAGAGGTGTCGGAGATGATGGGGATAGAACGAATTGGTGTGCAACAATTAGTGTCAAGAGCTACTGTTGCATTACGGAAACAGTTGGAAGGAGTTTACCAATAGTACGAAGAAAGTTTCGGGGAGGCCATAACAAAAATCCCCAATCCTGTTATCTATTAGTATAACTTAAGTAAGCACTAGGGTAACACCTACAACTACAACCTAATATAAACATAAGGAAGTCTTAAGTATGTCAGAAGTAACTAGACAGCCTTGCCCGAATTGCCCTAGCAGTGATGCTTTCGCTTATAATTCAGTCAAGATGGTTGGAGTGTGTTATTCTTGTGGTAGCGCATATCCAAAGGCTGGTCGTAAATACGATCAGGAAATATTAGACAAGTACCCCTTAGAGGATAAGGGTTTTAATTCACCAGTGGTGGTAGTAGAAAGGCCACCAGAGAGCCTATACAAGTTTGTTCCTATGCGTGGTATCGCACAGGATGTGATGGAACACTACAACGTCAAGACCCTATGCACTAGGGAAGGCGTACCGATCCAACAAGAATACATCTACCCATCAGGTAGTAAGAAGACACGTAGATTACCTAAGTCTTTCACTGCTGTTGGTAAGATGGATGAGTTGTTTGGGATGAACCTGTTTGTTGCTGGTACATCTAAGATGGTTACTATCACTGAAGGAGAACTTGACGCTATGTCAGCGTGGCAGATGATTGGTCGTGGCTCACGCTACCCAACACCTGTCGTATCACTACCATCAGCCAACCCATCTAAGGCATTCTGGGAGAACGTCATACCGTGGCTAGATAGCTTCGAAAAGATTGTCCTGAGTGTCGATAAGGATGGTGCTGGTGATGAGGTGGCACAGAAGATCAACAACATCTTCCCTAACAAGGTCTACAGGGTCGATCACACGCTCTATAAGGACGCTAACGAGTTCTTACAGGCTAACAAGGCTAGTGAGTACAAGAGCGCGTGGTATAACGCTCAGCGCTTCATGCCTGACAACATCCTACACAGTGCAGATGATCTGCTAGAGTTGTTCGATGATACGCCTGACCACTCCTATGTCCCTACGGGCATCCCAGACTTCGATAAGAAGGCAATGGGGTTGATGCAGGGGCACTTCACAGTGTTCAAGGCACCTACAGGTATTGGTAAGACAGAGCTAATGAGATACCTTGAATGGAACTTCCTACAGCGTGGCGTTACCTTCGCTACGATGCACCTAGAGGAAACTAAGCTACGCTCTGTGCTTGGCTTGGTGTCGTATGACCTCAAGGACAACCTGACCCGCAAGGACTTGGTTGAGGAGAAGGGTAAGACTGATGAAGTACGAGCAAGCATCCAACGACTAGGAGACAGCGAGAACTACTATCAATACTTCATGAAGGATGGTCAGGGTGCTGATGAGTTGATCTCACAGATACGGATGTTCAAGGAAGCATATGGTTGTGACTACGTTATGTTCGAGCCTGTGCAAGATGTTATCTCTGTTGGCTCAGAGCAGAACAAGGAGGGCCTACTAGCTGAGTTAGCTGTTAGGTTGTCTAAGGTTGCAGCAGACCTTAACGTGGGCATCATTACCATCGCCCACACTAATGAGGACAACGAGGTTAAATACTGTAAGATGCTGGGCCAACGTGCCTCTGTTATCATTCGGTTAGATCGAGACAAAGACGCGGAAGACTTCATGGATAGGAACACAACACGCCTGATCATCGAAAAGAACCGCCCAACATCAGAGGAGGGACACGCGGGCGACATGCTATTCAACACATCAACATTCACTATGGAGGCTCTATGAAAATTGTATTCGATATTGAGACAGACGGCCTCCTAGATAGGCTTACTAAGATACACGTCTTCTCGTGGTCGGTAGTAGGCTCTGGTGAGGTACACAGCACTAATGACCTTAGTACCATTCAGGAGGTCATGTTTAAGACTACAACAGCAATCGGCCATAACATTGTGGGTTTCGATATACCTGCCCTGATAAAGTTTGGCATCACAACAGATGCTACTATCATTGATACCTTGGCGCTGTCGTGGTACTTAGAACCTAAACGAGCAAGACACGGTTTAGCTCACTGGGGTGCAACAGTTGGTGTAAAGAAGCCAGAGGTTGAGGACTGGGACAACCTAGCCTATGAAGACTACAAGCATAGGTGTGAAGAAGACGTTAAGATTAACCTAGAGGTGTGGTACATACTAGAGCGTAAGCTCAAGCGCCTCTACCGTGAAGAAGGGGAGCTAGAGAAACTCACTGACTACCTTACATTCAAACTACAATGTGCAAGGGATCAGGAAGTATACGGTTGGCGCTTAGATGTGCCAAAGGCTCAAGCACTACACGACAAACTATTAGAGATGAAGGAGGACTCACAAACACAGCTATCACAAGCAATGCCGAAGAAGCCTATCACTAAGGTGATGAACCCGCCAAAGGTTATGTACAAGAAAGATGGTACACTTTCCTCAAGAGGCGAGGCTTGGCAACAGTTGCTACTAGAGTCCTACATGCCAGCATCTACAATGCAGCCTATGACTGTGTTGGTTGGACATGAGGATGGCAACCCTAACAGCCACGAACAAGTAAAGGAATGGCTCTATCAGCTAGGCTGGCAGCCACGGACATTTAAGTATGTACGAGGTGAAGGTTTTGGTGAGGAGCGCAAGATACCACAAGTACGAGACGGCTCAGACCTATGTCCTAGTGTAGTAGAACTAGCAGAGGTAGAGCCTTCGATCAAACTCTTGGAAGACCTGACGGTTATCAGCCACAGACTAGGTGTCGTTAAGGGTTTCATTGAGTGTGAAGTGGGTGGGTATCTAGTGGCTGGTATCTCTGGACTCACTAACACCTTCAGGTTCAAGCACAGGAAGCCTTTAGTTAATCTTCCTGCTGTTGATAAGCCTTGGGGTAAAGAGATCAGGGGGTGCTTGATTGCACCAGAGGGTAAGGTTCTAGTAGGTTGCGATATGGTATCCCTAGAGGACACTACTAAGCGACACTACATGCAACCATTGGACCCTGAGTATGTGGAAAGTATGAATGTTAAGGGGTATGACCCACATATTTCGCTCTCCGTACACGCGGGGGCATTAACACAAGAGGAGTACGAGTTCTACCAATGGTACCAAAAACAGAACTAGTCACAGAACAGGTTGGCTCAGAGCAACACTAAGTGGGGACAGGTTGGCTCAGAGCAACATTGCATAGGAAAAGCATGGAGGATGAGGAAAGATGGCGAAGATCGGTACTGGCCTAACGCTAGAACAAATGAAGTCCCTGCCAAAGGGTGAGCAAGCGGAACTAGCTTCACAGATTGTAGCTGTTCGAAAGGCGTACAAGGCTGTGAACTACAGCGCCGTCTATGGTGTAGGTGCATCGACACTCTCACGTGCCACTGGCCTCAAGGTTATGGCAGCTAAGAAGTTAATCACAGCATACTGGGACCGTAACTGGGCAGTAGAAAAGATAGCTGAAACAAGAAAGGTTCGTAAGATAGGTGATGAATCATGGATTTACAACGACGTGTCAGGGTTCTGGCACAGCCTACGGTCTGAAAAGGACCGTTGGTCTACTACAAACCAATCAACTGGCGTCTACTGCTTCGACCAATATGTGAAGCTAGTTAAGGGAGCTGGTGAGAAAGTCATTGGTCAATTCCACGATGAGGTAATCGTAGAGACTGATGATGCAGACAGAACAACTAAAGTACTACTTGAGTGCAAAGACAAGCTCAATACTATCATTCAACTCAATGTTCCACTGGACGTAGACTACGCCGTGGGCAACTCTTACAAGGATATTCACTAATGGCTAAGACAACAGTAATCGCAATGACAGGCTTCATCGAATACGCACGAGTATTCACAGACAACATGGATGCGAACATGGACTTCCACGCAAAGACGGAAGGTCAGTACAACGTCAACTTCTACCCAGAGACAGACGAGGACTTCGATAAGTTCTTTGGTGCTGGTGCTCCTCCATCAGCTATGGGCCACGACACAATCAAGGTTGGTAACTCAGAGTTAGCCTCTGGTAAGTACCTGAAGCTGAAGCGTCCTAACAAGCACCCCTCTGGTATCGAAGACTTTGGTGGTGCCCCTCTAGTGTTCGACTTCCGTGAAGGTGAAAGCACAAAGAAGTGGTCATTCAGTGAGGATGGTGAGCTAGGTAATGGCACTAAGGCTGTCGTTAAGGTCTCTATCTATGGTGATGGCTCTCGTGCTTCCATCCGACTAGAGAAACTAGCAATCACTGACTTGGTTGAGTACGATGGTGAGTCAAGTGGCTCTGTAGTAAATAAGGATGCGTTCTAATGCAAGTAGACATCAAAATGACCTTTAATGGTATCGTTAAGACTATCTCAGCAGATGTAGATTACCTAGAGGATTGGCTACACGTAGTCTCTGAGGCTACACGGTCTGAGTGGACCAATGTGGAGTCCATTGCGGCTGAACGGTCAGATGGGCGTATGGTCTGGAGTTGTGCAGCAGACGACCTTTGGGAATAGAATACATACTCGCGGGGACTTTAGCAGTCCTCGCGTACACTGTGTGGGAACTAGGTCGTACAAATCGTAAGTTGGACATCCTTTGGACAGCTTTACTTGAAGCAGCATATGAAGAGGAAGATGAGGATGGAGATTATTGACACTCGTGTCTACCTAATGGACAAAAATAACCATGAGTTAGAGGTAGATGTCAGCCTACTACAACATGGTTGGTTCACAGCCACTAACTTAGACCTTGGGTGTGACCAAGAACTAACACAAGAACAGATAGACTTAGCTCAGGAAATGTTTGAGGAGGAGGAAGCACAATGGCGAACATAGAGGCAACCCTTATAGACTCAATGGGGACGGACCTTAGCGTAGTTAATGCTGCTCGGGTATCCTTTGGTAAGAAGTCATCCTTTGAGGGACGTGTAGGTGGCCCTAACGTGTTGTCAAGCCGTGACACTAAGCTGGTCAACTACCTAGCCAGCTACAAACACCTTAGTCCATTCGGCCACTGCTTTGCATCATACCACGTCAAGGCACCTATCTTTGTAGCACGACAGTTAGTGAAGCATAAGTTCTTACGTTGGAATGAGATCAGTCGTCGCTACGTCGATGATGACCCTGAGTTCTATACACCAGACGTATGGAGAGGCCGTGCAGAGGACGTTAAGCAAGGCTCAGGTGCTGAGTGTAAGTCTCAGTACTTCCCTAGCATCTACGCTGATGAGGTCAACGCTAAGGCACTAGGAGACTACCGCAAGATGCTACAACAAGGTGTGGCACCTGAACAAGCTCGTATGATCCTACCACAATCCACCATGACCGAGTGGTATTGGTCTGGTAGCTTAGACGCCTTTGCTGACATGTGTCGCTTACGTTGTGCTACAGACACACAAGCAGAGACACAGAAGGTAGCATGGGACATTGCTTTAAAGATGGAGGACTTATTCCCTGTATCATGGTTAGCTCTAATGGAGGATCAGTACTGATGGCTAGATTTCAGGAGTTAGAGTCAATGACTAAGCTAGAAGAACTAAAGTCTGCTTATCATGCTGCTTATGATGCTTATGATGATGCTTATGATGCTGCTTATGATGCTTATGCTGCTTACGAGGCTGCTGCTCATGATGCTGATGCTGCTCGTGATGCTTATCAAGCTGAACTAAATAAAACAAAGGAGATAGGTGATGAGTGAGGTAGGGATAATGAAAGTCACAGCGTTGTCTGAGCATAAAGACGGCAGTGCAACCTGTACCTTCGACCTAGACGATAAGACAGCAGCCTTCGCACAAGAGTTAGGTCTGAAGCTACTACTCTACTGCGGTGCTACTGGAACAAACTTAGACTATGTATTCAAAAGCATATTGGGAGAAACAGATGAGTAACTTTTGCTTAGATTGTGAGGCTTACCTAGATGACGATGGTATCTGTGGTGAGTGTGAGTATGACAACGACATCATCAATCAACCAGATCACTACGCTAGGTTTGAGATTGAACCTATCACCTTCATCATGAAGAATGAGTTAGAGTTCTGGCGTGGTAACATCATCAAGTATGGTACTCGTGCTGGCTACAAGATTTACGATGGTAAAACACAGGAGGACAGTGAGATCACAGACCTAGAGAAGATCAAGCGATACTGCGATATGCGTATCAACCAAATCAACGGTAATGAAACCTTATGAAGATACTAATTGATGGCGACATCCTAGCCTACCGATCAGCCTACTACTGCGAGGATAAAGACCCTGAAGATGGCGAACATAAGATCGACGACCTTGTGGACCGCATCCTAGAAGCTACAACATTCGCTGGTGGTGATGATGTGTGGGAGATGTTCCTTACAGGTAAGGGTAACTTCAGACACGACTTCCAACCAACATACAAAGCACAACGAAAGGAAAGACCTAAGCCTATCTTTCTAGGGGCTATGCGACAATACCTGATTGAACACTACAATGCTAAGGTCTCTGAAGGACAAGAGGCAGATGATGATATTGCTATTCGAGCCACAGAGCTTGGGCCTAGTACTATCATTGCTTCTATCGACAAGGACTTCCTACAGATTCCATGTGGCCACTACAACTTCAACCGAGGTACGCTAGTGACTGTAGAGGAGTTTGAGGGCTTACAGTTTGTCTATGGTCAAATCCTAACGGGTGACTCTGCTGACAATGTTGGTGGCCTTATGGGTATTGGTCCTGTTAAGTCTAAGAAGATGTTAGCTAAGGCAACCACAGAGCGTGAGTTATACGACCTCTGTGTCAAGGCATACAAAGGTGACGAAGAGAAAGTCATTGAGAATGCTAGGTTGTTGTGGTTACGTCGTGAGGAGGATCAGATATGGCAACCCCCAGAAGCAAGCTAAGGCAATCAGCCCTAAAGGCTGGCTACCGTTCTGGTTTAGAGCAAGACAACGCTAAACATCTTAAGGCTCATAAGACAGACTATGAATATGAAAAGTTCAAAGTCAAATTTGTGTCAAAACCAAGGACGTACACACCTGATTTCAAGATGTCTAACGGTATCATAATCGAGACAAAAGGACGCTTCATGCCTAGCGACAGAACCAAACATCTGTTGATTAAGGAGCAGCATCCACTGTTAGACATTAGGTTTGTATTCAGTAGCAGTAGAACTAAGTTAAGCAAATCTTCCTCCCAGACATATGGGGGGTGGTGTGACAAACATGGCTTCCTATATGCCGATAGATTAATTCCAGTAGACTGGATGAAGGAGAAACCCAAATGACAAGACTTATACAAATCTTAAGTGGGCCACATGATGATGAGGGTCATTTTTGGAATAGTTGTTTAGTTACTGATGGTAGATACAACTGGTCTGAGAACATCTACTACGACACATTCTGCGATGCTATAAGTGAGTTTGAGGACTTACGAGAGTTTGGCTATATAGAATTAGAGGACGAAGAAGATGAGTAAGACAGCAATCGTGTGGTCGTGTGGACACGCCTCACCAGAGACAAGCAATGAGCGCTTTGACTGGTTGGGTGGTCTAATCCACGACATCAAGCCTGACTACTGTGTAGACTTAGGCGATGGGGCTGACATGAAGTCTCTCAACTCCTACGACACTAAGAAGCCACAAGCATTAGTAGCTCAGAGTTATGAGAAAGATATTGTGTCGTATAATGAGTCACAGGAGTTACTTCGGTATCGCTTTAAGAAGAGTAAGAGTAAGCGTCCTAAGTGGTACGGCTTCGAGGGGAACCACGAGGCTCGTATTAGAACAGCAATAGGTTTTGACCCAAGATTGGAGGGAGACAAGTATGGCATTAGCTTCAAGCATCTACAAACGAAGAAGTGGTTTGACGAATACCACGAATACGAACACGGTGCCCCCGCCATTCATAATTACGACGGTGTTGACTACGCTCACTTTGTGGGCGCTGGTAACTTTGGTCGTGCCATTAGTGGTGTACATCATGCTTTTGGGTTACTACAAAAGCGCTATCGTTCTGTCAGCGTTGGTCACAGTCATAAACGTGGTGTATATTTTAAAGATGACGTTGGAAGCAACGGTATTATTGGGACCGTCGTCGGCTGTTACAAGGGCGCTCCAGAAGGTTGGGCTGGCCAAGCGAACAAAGAATGGTGGAAAGGCGTACTCATCAAGCGAAATATCCAAGACGGTATGTACGAGCCCCAATGGATCAGCCTTGAGACACTTCGAAGGACATACGGATCATGAGACTGACGCTGCACTACGTGGCGACAACAACACAGACACAGGGTACAGGGGCGCACACTTAGTGCGTTACCACCCAGATTATCATAAGGTGAGCAAATGACAAAGATTACAATACCACAAACAACAATGAGCAATCGTCAGTATGGTCTGTGGGTTGAGGGTAAGATCATGACAACAGGTAGTGATCGTTTAGTTGAGAACGTCCTTGGTCTCGTAGGTGAGGCTGGGGAGATTGCTGAGAAGATTAAGAAGCAGATACGTGATGGTAAGTTAGTAGCAGGTGAAGACATCATTAAGGAGCTAGGGGATGTAGTGTTCTATGTTACTGCACTAGCTAACTACTACGACAGTGACTTAGATGAAATACTAAAGAAAAATGTTGATAAGTTGAACAGCCGCGAAGAACGTGGCGTACTAGGTGGAAGTGGAGATAACCGATGACTATGTTTTGGCGATACATTAATTACTTGGCTACTTGGCGTGAGCATCGTAAGGCTATCAAGCAGCTTAACCAACTAACAAACCGTGAGCTAAACGACATTGGCCTCAGTCGAGCAGACATTGACCGTATGGTGTGGTTGAAAGAAGACAAAGACAAACGTGGTCGTGAGACAAAGTGAGTATAGAGAACTACAACTACATGGCCGTAATGGTCCTATTTGATAAATCACTAAGAGGTACTAATAATGACAATTCGTAATGACAATGGCCCTAAGCTGGGCATCTCTGAAGAAATCCACGCTATGAAGTACCGCAGTAAAGGTGAGACCTTTCGTGAGGCTATGACCCGCGTAGCTCAGTCCCTACAGGACGACGATGAGCACTTCAACAACTTCCGTGATGCTTTATATCACATGCGCTTCCTACCTGCTGGTCGTGTACAATCAGCTATGGGCGCACCACGAACAGTAACTCCATACAACTGCTTCGTCTCTATGACTATCCCAGACAGCATGGAAGGTATCATGCAAGCTGCTGCTGAAGCTGCTAAGACTATGCAACTAGGTGGTGGTATCGGATACGACTTCTCGACACTACGACCACACGGTGCTCACATCCGTAGCCTTGACAGCCGCTCTAGTGGCCCTCTGAGCTTCATGGGCATCTTTGACGCACTATGTAAGACAATCAGCTCCGCAGGGCACAGACGGGGCGCTCAGATGGGCGTACTGCGTGTTGACCACCCTGACATCCAAGAGTTCATTCGTGCTAAGAACAACTCAACATCCTTTACACAGTTTAATCTGTCTGTTGGTGTTACTGATGCGTTCATGGAAGCTGTAAAGAATGACACAGACTTTGACCTAGTGTTTGATGGTCGTGTGTACAGTACAGTGAAAGCTACAGCACTCTGGGATGACATCCTACGGTGCACATGGGATTGGGCGGAACCGGGAATTCTGTTCATCGATCGTATTAATAAGAAGAACAACTTAGCATACTGTGAGTATATCGCAGCTACCAACCCCTGTGGTGAACAACCTCTGCCACCAAACGGTGCATGTCTACTAGGTTCGTTCAACCTTACACAATATATGGAGAAAGATGAAGATGGAGTATGGGAGTTTAATTATGAGAAACTTCAGCATGACATCCCCTACGTTGTACGAGCAATGGACAATGTTGTTGATCGTGCTACTTATCCGCTAGAGTCCCAAGAGAAGGAAGCTAAGGATAAGCGTCGTATGGGTCTTGGTGTTACTGGTGTAGCAAATGCTATTGAGGCTATGGGGTATCCTTACGGATCACAACCATTCCTTGATGAGCTAGAGAAGATCATGGCTATCATTCGTGATACTTGTTATCGTACCTCTGTATCCCTAGCAGTCGAGAAGGGTCCATTCCCACTCTTCAAGCAAGAATACTTGGACAGCGACTTCATGCTAACAATGCCTGATGACATCCGTGAACTTATTGCTACTCACGGTATTCGTAACAGCCACCTGCTTTCTGTGGCACCAACAGGTACTATCAGCCTTAGTGCAAACAATGTGTCCTCTGGTATTGAGCCAGTGTTCTCACACTTCTACGACCGCACTATCCAGACCTTCGATGGCCCTCGTGTTGAACGAGTAGAAGACTATGGCTATCGTGAGTTTGGTATCAAAGGTGAGACTGCTGACTCTCTGTCAGTGTTCGACCACGTAAAGGTTCTCAACCTTGCATCTAAGTATGTAGACAGCGCATGTTCTAAGACCTGTAATGTTGGTGATGATGTTACTTGGGAACAGTTCAAGCAAGTCTATATGGCAGCTTATGATGGTGGTAGCTCTGGTTGCACAACCTTCCGTGCATCTGGTAAACGTTTTGGTATCCTTAACGCTGCTACATCAGAGGATGCTACACCAGAGAAAGACTCAGGGGACCACAGCTTCGTGGATGAATCTTCTGTAGATGAGGTTGGTGGGGCTTGTTACTTTGACCCTGCTACTGGCCTTCGCACTTGTGAGTAATTAAACAAAAGGATGACCCAATGGATGAAGACGACTTCTTTGACATCAACGAGTACGACTACATAGTTAGTGGTATGGCTGGTTACTGTATGTCTGATATGAATAAGGAACAACTTTGGGTCATCATACAACACGCAGACACTGCCCTTGAGTTCTGTTTAGCACAGGAAGCTCAGGAGAGACTCAACAACGTAGTAAATACTTATTATGAAGGAATAGATAATGGTTAAGCAAGCACCTAAGTCACGAAAAGATGCTCCCGATAAGAGAGCAACCACATACAAAGGAGCAGCTAAGAAGAAGACATCAGGTTTAGTACCATCAACTGACAACCAGAAGAAACTAATAGACGCTATCGCATCCTCAGACCAAGTGATTGTGTTTGGCCCTGCTGGTACAGGTAAGACTTACGTGACTACCACCTGTGCTGCTGACCTTTATACAAAGAAAGAGATCGACAGGATCGTAATCACTCGCCCTATGGTATCTGTTGGTAAGGATATGGGCTACCTTCCCGGAAATTTAGAAGAGAAGGCTGCACCTTGGGCCATGCCAGTACTTGAGGTTCTTACCAAACACCTTGGTAAAGGAGCAGTAGAGACTGGTATTAAGAACGGTAACATTGAGATGGCACCACTAGCCCTCATGCGTGGTCGTTCCTTCGACAATGCTTTCATCATCTGTGATGAGGCTCAAAACATTACTACACACGAACTTAAGATGCTCCTGACCCGCGTAGGTGAGGGATCAACCATCGTACTCAATGGGGACATTCAACAGACTGACCTTAAAGAAGGCGATGGCTTAACCAAAATCACACACCTAGCAAAGAAGCACATGCTTCCTGTACCAATCGTAGAGTTCACCTTAGACGACATTGTTCGTTCAGGTATCTGTGCACAGTGGGTTAGAGTGTTCTACAAGGAGAAACTATAATGTTTAAGTATCTAGCAACGGCCATTGTCTTAGCTCTGGCAACACCAGCATCATCTGCTGTGGTATACGACGACACTACTAAGAGCCTAGCCATCACTGGCAAAACTACTAAATTCCAAGCAATCATGGTCTATCTTGCTATGCGGGATAATGATGTACTTACTGTAACTATCTTTGGTGAGGGTGGAGATTACTATTCAGGTCTTAATATTGGTAGGTATATTAAAGAGGAGGGGTCAGTAGTCATCATCCCTGCTGGTAAGAGAGCAGTCTCTGCGGCAGCATTCGCAGCACTAGGTGGCAGTAAGGTTGTAGTTGATGGTGAGCTTTGGTTCCACACACCTTACCTTACTATGGTGCCTACAAACGTAACAATCCTTGAGATCACTCAGATGTTTGGTAGGGCATATGTTGATATGTCTAGTTACTTAGCTCAAGTGGGTATCCCAATATCATTCGGCCACGACCTCCTAGTACGCACTACAACTTCAAAGTTTGTTGTCATTGATGATGGTGAACAGATTGATCGTATGAGGGCCACTGAGGTACTTTGGAGCAAGGCTATCTACGAATACCGTTACGCAACTTCAGGAGTATAAGTTATGTTTCTATTCTTTAAACAAAAGCAGTGGGCCTTATGGGCCTACGGAGGGTCCATAGCGATCCTCCTAACACTTTGGTATCAAGTACAGCTAGACGTACAAATCAATGAGTGGTTCGGTTCATTCTACGACATGATCCAACAAGCACTCAAGGGCGAAGGGGACATCACACTTACTCAATACTTTGGTGAACTAGCAACCTTCGGTAAGATCGCTGCAATCTATATTGCTGTAGCATTATCAGTTAGCTTCTTCACACAGCACTGGTTGTTCCGCTGGCGTACCTCTATGGTTGCTCACTACCACAAACTATACAACAAGGCCAGAGGCATTGAGGGGGCCTCACAGCGAGTCCAAGAGGACACTGTTAAGTTCTCTAGGATCATGGAAGGCTTAGGTGTCTCCTTCGTAGAGAGCATCATGGTTCTTGTAGCATTCTTCCCGATCCTAATGGGGTTGTCTTCAGGTATCGTAGTGTCCTTCTTTGGTGAGTGGCCGTATGGTTTGGTAGCATCAGCAATCATCTGGTCAGCAGGAATTACTATCATCCTGTTGGTCGTTGGTCAGCTACTACGACTTGTAAACATTGAATACGACATCCAAGCTAAGGAAGCAGCCTACCGTAAGGTATTGGTTGTAGCAGAAGATGATGGTTCAGTACGACCTAAGACACTTAATGAAGTCTTCGACAGTGTTCGTAAGATTCACTACACCAACTACGCTAGATACGCAGTGTTTAATGTAGCTCGTTTGTCATGCCTACAGGCTAACGTTCTTGTTGGTTATGTGGTATTAGCCCCAGCTATCGTTAGTGGTGCTATTACCCTTGGGGTTATGCAACAAATCCTTCGTGCCTTTGGGCGTGTAGAAGGCTCTATGATGTATCTCTTTAAGTCATGGTCCACAATCATTGAATTGCTATCTGTATATAAACGTCTACGTGAGTTTGAAAAGGAAATCAATAATGCTTAATGTTATCCGTAAGAAGAAAGCTACTCAACCACCTGCCCCACAGAAGGCTCCACAAGACCCTAGCAAGATACTACATGACAATGGCCTACTGTATCTCACAGGTACATTCAACGAGGAGAACATCCTGCCTCTCGTTAAGGCTATCACAGAGTACAACCTGATGGACGAGGATGACCAACCAGATGGTATCTCACTCTTCATCAACTCTGGTGGTGGTGCAGTACACTGGTGCTGGATGTTGGTAGAGACTATGCGTATGTCTCAGATTCCTGTCACTACGATTGGTCAGGGTATTGTGGCTTCCTGTGGCGTCCTTACGCTTATGGCAGGGCACCACAGGATCATCACTAAGAACACATCTGTTATGAGCCACACATACGCTTGGGGTTCATCAGGTAAGGAAGGTGAGTTGAAGGCGATCACTAAGGAGTTCGATATGGCTTCTGACCGTATGATTGCTCACTATAAGAAGTTCACTAAGAAGTCCGAGACTTACATCCGTAAGCACCTACTACACCCTAATGATGAGTGGATGTCACCTGAAGAGTGTCTGAAGCATAAGATCATTGATGAAGTGTACGACGCATACGACGAGTCCTAAAACGCAAAAAGCCCCACCTTTGGAGACACAAATGAAAACCCGAAAGTATTACATTTATGCCCACAAGGATGGGGCTGAGACTGTCTATATTGGTCGTGGTCAAGCTGGTCGCATTTATGCAACTAACAGGACTTCACTTGAGCACACTACTTACATAGAAGGTAAACAATGCCTTGGCGATTTCTCTTATGCTGAGTTCCTCCACACGGGTTTAACCTTCGGGCAATCCGTCACCTTAGAGGGCGAACTCATACGAGACACAAAACCTAAGTATAACATCCGCCTAAAGGGGGTGCCTAAGCGGGTTTACAAGAACAAGAGGAAGTACCCCCACCTCTCCCCCGAAGAAGCTATGGGGCTTGGTGTTGTGAACGCAAGATTGTCCCCCAACACAGGCAAGAGGGGCAAGGGTAAGAAGACAGTATAATGCAAAAGAGCGCAAGAGACTTGGGGAAACCCTTGATCTCTTGCGCTCTTTTTTTTTGTTTAAACGTTTTTAATGATTTCGGACACTACAACAACACACACAAATGCAATAATCATTGCTTTGCCTTTGTTAGCTTTAGCCCAAGTTATATACTTTTCCATTGTTTTCTTCCTTGTTGTTTTTGTTTATAGCCAGACGCGGCTAGGTGAGGCCACTGATGTGATATCAATGAACTCAACGCCCTGCCACTTCCAAGCCTTCTCAGACTTATTGGAGGTAACAGCTACTGCGCCTGCGATTGCACGGCTGACTACATCACCTTCTTCATCTAGTGTCTCGGTCCAGAGCGAAGACCATTCGGCCTGTAACTCTGGATTAGTGATACGGATGTTGAAGTGCTGACCAGAGGCTTTTACACCACTGGTGAGCTCTACACCGTTTTCATCATAGGTTGGTTTAGTTACCCAGATAGTGTCGATCTCATCTATAATCAGACCAGACTTGAAGCGCCACTCCATAACCGCAGGAGTGACTACTTCATTGAGCTCATCAAGAACAGCTAGTTCTACAACTACCTCTTCCATGAAGCCGAGGTCTTTAGCCTTGACCAACCAGACCTGTGGGTTCTTTACCCGAATGCTCAGGTCAATCATGGTAGTACCTCCTCTGGTTCATCTGGTTCAGTTGGTTCCTCTACAACGTATTGCTCTGGGAACTGTAGTTCATGCGCTGTTAGCATCTCAGCTTCAGTCACGAACTCTTGTACTACAGCGTCATCTCGGTAGGACACGACAGTCCCCACTAGGGAGACCGCCGCTGAGTTGATGATGTAGTAACCTTCTGTCTTGGTTACGATAGCCATTACGCTATTCCTCCATCTGTGATTACCCATAGATCAGTACTGATCAGGTTAGCCCTTGCAGCCGCTGCGGTTCCACCACCTGTGTAGGTGCTGTTGCCGAAGTTAGGCGTCATAGCGTCGAACGGTTCCTGTGCATCCCAGTTGATTAGGAGTGCATCGTAACGAGCGGTAGGTAGGGTCACGTTAGTCATGAAGTTAGACAAGTCACCTGTTGAGTTAAGACCTTCGATGTTGAAGTCCTCGACACCAATGATGTCAGTAGTGCTAGTGCAGTTTTGGAACATGCTAGCCATATCCGTAACAGCAGCAGTGTTGAAGCTACTGACATCTAGAGAAGTAAGGCTAGAGTTGTCTTGGAACATGTTAGACATATTCGTAACAGCAGCTGTGTTGAAGTTACTAACATCCAGAGCAGTAAGGTTAGTGCATAAACGGAACATGTTAGACATAGTCGTAACAGCAGCTGTGTTGAAGTTACTCAAGTCTAGAGCAGTAAGACTAGTGCAGCTACGGAACATGTTAGACATATTCGTAACAGCAGTAGTGTTGAAGTTACTTACATCTAGAGCAGTAAGGCTAGAGCAGCCATAGAACATGTAAGACGCATTCACAACAGCAGTAGTGTTGAAGCTACTAACATCTAGAGCAGTAAGGCTAGAGCAGTTATAGAACATGCTAGTCATATCCGTAACAGCAGCAGTGTTGAAGCTACTTACATCTAGAGCAGTGAGACTAGAGCATTCACGGAACATGTTAGACATACTCGTAACAGCAGTTGTGTTTAAGCTACTTATATCTAGAGCAGTAAGACTAGAGCAGTCACGGAACATGTAAGACATAGTCTTAACAGCAGCTGTGTTGAAGCTACGGACATCTAGAGAAGTAAGGCTAGAGCAGTTATAGAACATGTAAGATGTATTCACAACAGCAGTAGTGTTGAAGTTACTCAAGTCTAGAGCAGTGAGGCTAGAGCAGTCACGGAACATGTAAGATGTACTCACAACAGCAGCTGTGTTGAAGTTACTTACATCTAGAGCAGTAAGACTAGAGCAGCCAGAGAACATGCTACCCATATACTCAACAGCAACTGTGTTGAAGTTACTTACATCTAGAGCAGTAAGGCTAGAGCAGCCACGGAACATGTTAGACATACTCACAACAGCAGTAGTGTTGAAGTTACTTACATCTAGAGAAGTAAGGCTAGAGCAGTCTTGGAACATGTAAGATGTATTCACAACAGCAGTAGTGTTGAAGCTACTTACATCTAGAGAAGTAAGACTAGAGCAGTTATAGAACATGTAATACATAGTCGTAACAGCAGCTGTGTTGAAGTTACTCAAGTCTAGAGCAGTAAGACTATAACACTGTTGGAACATGTTAGACATACCCGTAACAGCAGCAGTGTTGAAGTTACTCAAGTCTAGAGCAGTAAGGCTAGAGCAGTTAGCAAACATGGTGTTCATAGTCGTAACAGAAGAGGTGTCTGTAGTACCTGCTGTGAAGCTAGTCATGTTTGAGCAGCCATAGAACGCATTGTTCAACCTAGTCCAACCAACTATACCGAGGTTGTCTACTGATTTCACCTTGAGCTTATCACCTGCGTCATTGAAGAAGATGTTAGGGAAACTACCTCTGATACGGATCAAGTGATCCCCAGCAGTTGCGAAGGTGTGCGTTAGTTTAGCATCATTGTAAGCTGTGACTGTAGATACAGAGCCATCGCCCCACTGAATACCAGCATTGAACGTACCTACGTTCTGACATGGGATCGTGAAGGTTTCATTGGCTGTTGTAGTAGTAACAGTCATTGCGAACTCATCTGTGAACGTAGGTGCTGATGCTGCAGCAATACCAGTGTCACTGATGTCTTCACCCCAGACCCGTAGCGACTTGATTGTACCGTTGAAGACAGGACCAATCTGGAAGTCATTAGCTGAGCGGTCAGGGATAGCAGTTGGTGTGGTGTTAGCTGTGAGTGCTGTACCGTCCACTGCGCCGTTGATGAACGTAGAGCCGTGACGTGAACTCAGGTTAAACGGACTGAAGACACCTTCAGCAATCACTCCATCGGATGAGTTCGCTACGTCCTGTACACCAGCATCCTTCTGTATAAAGTACACCTTCCCTGAGTCTGTGGTGTACCCACTAGCACGGCAAGTTATGAAGTCGGTTCCATCGGTCCAATCAAAGAATACTCCGTCTGTAAACGAACCCCCATCAGCATAGGTAATCTTACCCTGCATCTGGATAGACACAGCGTCTGTGTAGGCAGGCATGTTAGCCGCAAGGACTGTTAGTGTCTCAGCAGCACGAGTGACTGTAGCAGTTGTAGTGGGTATGTAGCTGGATGGGGTTGAGCCAGCTTCTAGTTGTGCGCCCCAGAGAATAGATGTGCCATAAGTGTTTGCGACGAGTCCGACCGAATCATTAGTACGCAAAGGGTAAGCCCTCAAAGACGTGCATCCAACAGGTGTCGTGACAGTCTTAGTCACACGATACCAACCGTTACCAACGGATTCTCCATCGGATATAGTGTACTGTGTTTGGTCAACCCATGCGGAGTTTGACTGGTCGTAGAACCCGTACACATGTGCAGTTGCTGTTCCCGACTTGATGTACCAGCTAAACGAATATTGGGTCGAGGCAGACACAGTAGAAAGTTGATATGTGAAGTCGCCGTTGCTTACAAGTTCAACACTATCTGCGGTCTGAGTACCGTCAGGTGATACAGACTGATTAGTCGTCACTATTACTGATGCGGCATCAATCCAAGCAGCAGTATTCGAGAAGTCCTCAGAATACGTCACCAGATTAGTCCGAGCTTGACTTTCATGAAGGATGCCTTCGTTAACCCACTCATAGCCATCATAGATGTGGTGGCCTACACGAGGCATATAAACAGCAGCAGACGTAGTTGGGACGTAGCTGTCGCCTCTCTCTGGGTTGTCTACCATGCCGCCTTGGTCGTCACGATATAGGTGTGCGCCCCAGATCAGGACATCGCCTATGCAATCAGTGTCAATTCCATTTGATGCGTCCCGTGTGCCAATAGTACAGTTTATACTCGTTCCAGAGGCAAGACCACCTGTGAGGGTGACTAGCTGCCACGCATTAGTCAGAAGAACTTTTATTGACAGTCCAGAGTTCCAAACTACTCCGTCATTGCTTGTTACCCGTACATGAGATGCAGCCCCTGTAGATGGTGCTTTTACCCACACTGCTAGTGCCAAGTTACGTGTTGGCACAGAAAAGCCCTGCCGTAAATAAGAGCCAGTCGGAAAACTAGCCAGATTCGCGGTACTAGAGCCATCAGGCGCAGTTCCTTGGCCCGACAATGCAGAAGCAGACTCGACTTTTACCCAAGCGCCGTTAGTAAAGTCCTCACTATACGACAATAAGTTATGAGGTGCCCACTTCAACACACCATCGCTGTCTGTCATAGTGGCATTGGATGCACGGCTGTGAGTAACAGTATCAGAAAGCGCAGTCTTAAGGCCATCTACACGGTAGTACTCTTCACCAAAGTCTAAAACAAACTCAGGCTGAATAGCACCAACACCATAGCGCAAGGCTACAAACGAAGCAGTGGTATTGCGTAAGTCTCTCATAGTCTCGTGGAAGCTACCATATTCAGAAACTAGGAACGAGCGGGTACGGTCACTCAAAGCACCTGTGTGGTTCAAGTCACCTAAAGCCTTGTAGTGCATATCGTTAATGGAACCAGCATAACCTTGGCTACGGAAGTACTGGAAGTCTTCATCTGTTGTTGGGAAGAATATCATACCTTAATCCTTTGGGTTTTTCTTACCAGCACTCTTGGTACGGGCATATGATCTGTTCTTAGACTTAGCTTGTGACTTCAGGTTGCTCTTACGGTTATCCTTTGGATTACCATTCTTATGTGCAACATCCTTACCATCACCCTTCTTAGCCTTACCAGCCTTAACCATAGCCGCTCTAGCAGCATTACGTGAAGCTCTACGCTTCTTCTGTTCTGGCTTGCCTTGGTAGTTGGCATACTCTTTCTTGTAGTCCCGCTTTTTAGCTGGCATTACAGATAGCCTCCCATTTAGCTCTGAAGTTATCTACTTCAATTATAGTTTGTGGTGTATCATTACGTGATACTGTAGGGGGTTCGATGCTGCATATAGCGTCAATCCCGTAGTCCACCGTTTTTAGACAGCCGCTTAGTAGCGCTATCAAGATCAGTGTTGACATCAACTTCATCAATTGCCTCCATGTTTTTCTTGTACTCTTTCAAGCCATCGACTTGCTGTTGTTTCTTCTGGTCCCGTTGACCTGCTTTGAATACTAGCAGGATCGAGGCCCCAGCAGCCAAAGCAAGCGCCACAAGGCGTCCCAACTTTGACCCAACAAACCCTAGTAACCACATCACTTACCTCCTGCTATCTGTTTTGCATATGCATCTAACCCAAAGGCTATAGTAACGAAGGCGAAGATTGGGGTGATGAAGAGTTCTACCATCTGTACATTGCCCCAAAAGGCTAGTCCCCCAAGGAACACAAGCATCATCAATGCTAGTTCCCGCTTGAATGTCTTAGTGTTGATACTCACGCTAATCCTCCTTTAATGACCCAACTAACGAATGCTACAACAAAACCACCACCAATGATGAACATTAGTTTATTGAGGTTGGTGTTGAGGCTATCTTGAGAAGACTTGATGTGTGTAATATCACTACGCATCTCTACAATGCTTTTCTCTAGTCCGTGGTGCTCTTCAATATACCTAGCTTGAGTGGCCCTGATTTCAGAGATGTCAGCCGCTAGGTCATCAAGCTCTTTCTTAATGTATTGTAGCTCGGGTGTGCTCATGACAGAAACAAGTCCTTCTCAAGTTGACGGCGTTTAGTAAGCCCACGGAGAACCTTACCCTTCTGCTTATCCCAACGAAGAAGTTCATTGGCAGCACCGTTATAGTCTTTTTTATTTAGTTTTTTTAGCAAGGTAGACTTGCGGAATGCTGTGCCACCAACATTATAGATGAAGGAGGATAGAGCATCATATTGGTTTTGGTTTAGTGGTACTTGGACATACGTGTCGATTGCAGTCTCCACCCAAGCAAGGTCGTGTAGTAGTAGTGCATCAGCACCCGCTAGTGTAATGACCATACCCTTCTCAGCAGTCTTAGTGTGACCATAGCCGATTGTATAGACATCGTTGGGTGTTGGTAGATATGCCTTTAGGCGTAGGCCCTCAGACTCTTTGATTAGCTCTACGTTCTTAATGCCCGTAGGAGTCCCAGAGAGGCCCTGTGAGGCCCCTCCGTTCTTTTTAGTAGTGGATGTAGCTAAACCACTAAGGATGCTCTGTAGGAGGCTTAGAATAGCTTGGATAAACTTTTCCATTAGTCATCAGCCTCATCACGCATCTCATACAAGTCAGCTAGAAGCTCTTGACGCGCAGGTGTGCGTGGGAGAGCCTTAGTCTCTTTGATTAACTTAGTTACGTCAGAAGCCTTAACCTTACCACCACTATCAACAGTCTTAATTAGAGCATTGATTTTCTTAGTTGTGGCAGAACCTTCACCATGCACTGCGGAAGCATTACTTGCGAGAGAGAGTAGGTTCTCAGAGACCTCACTACTAACTGGTGCTAGGTCTTGAGTTGCAGCAGATGCCTTAAACGCTTCACCACCAGTACGATCAGTACGAAGGTTCTCACCCTCACCTGTTGGTGTCTGTACAAATGCACCAGCTCCAGAAGCAGGGGCTGAAGGTTGTACACCAAGGCTGGTAGTAGCTTCTGGTGCTACATCACTAGGTGTTGCAGGTGGTGTAGTTTGAGTGGAGTTAGTTGGTCGTCCACCACCACCATTGTTCCACTTGTTAATCCAAAGGTCAGCAAACTCACCAGCAGTCATATCTAAGCTACCACCGTTAAGGGTAATAGCGTCATCTGACAGAAGTGTGTTCACAGGACGATCAGGGTCACTTAGGAGCCTAGCAGCACCAGCACCACCTTGTTGGTGAGCTAGATAAAGTTCAGCGCCTGTTGGTTCACGTCCGAGTACCTTACGGAGTCTAGCAGCGTTCTGTTTAGCAAACTTAGCAGCGCCTACAGTTGACTGTTCTGGATTGAACCTATCAGTTACACCAAACTCTTTAGCGTTAGCGTCGATCTGTTGGAATAGACCACCAGCGCTGGAGTTAGGGTTCTTAGCAGCAGGGTTGCCACCAGATTCGATCTGAGCAGTACGCTCAAGGAATCCTTCAGGTAAGCCATACTCTTGCTCAATGCTACCAAAGTCTACACCAACAGCCTCAGCGATACGTCCGTTAGATGTTGTAGCCTCACCATTACTTAGTGCAGCCATTGTCTCAGCAGCGATTGCTTCATCTTCAGCATCTACAAGGTTGAAGTCGGCTGTAGTAAGGTCACGCACCTGAGAGCCAATGTTACCAAGGTTCTTAAGAGCATTAAACTTATAGACTGCATCACCAAGAACATCAACATTCTTTTCATCTATCTCAAGGTTCATAGCTGTTGGTTTCTCAGCAAGATAAGCATCACGGTTTGCTTCAATACCAGCTACACCAGCAGGGTCTTTTTCCTTAGAGGTAGCTATAGCAGCCTCGAATGCTGCCATCTTCTGTGTGTGTGTTGGTCCACCATGTACGAGCACAATGTTACCTTGGTCCATAGTAGGGACAAAACCCTGCTTTGAAGCCTCAGTTCTAAGCATCTCTACGTTAGTTGCTAGATCGCTAGTTAGGTTCTTAACCATAGTTGGTTCAAAGTTAGGGTCATGCTTTGCAGCTAGTGCATAGGCTTGTCCTTGGCTCTCAACGTTCTGCTTGTACCAGTTTTTACCAAGTACTAGTGGTGTGTCACCAGACTCAACTTGAGCTACAGTAAATGCAGCCATAGTAGCAGAAGCAAAACCAACGCCCCTCAGAGTCTCTGGGACTTCAGCATATACTTCACCAGCAGATGATGTACCACCCCAGACTTTAGCAAGCTCAGAGAAACCTGCGAATGAACGGTCACGCTCTTGCTTAGATAGGTTCTTAGCGGCCTGTATTGCACCGTCAAAGT